ACCAGCCAACTGGCAGCGTTCCTACTGGAATCCCCATTGCTGCCATTTTATCCTCTGTAAATACAACGCTTTCTATTAATATAGCAACACCGCCTCGCTCATGCATTTCGCCGCCTTCACCATAAAGCCTTACATATTCATAAGCTGCTTCCTCAAGCTCACAGGGAGCGATAATGTCACCCTGCCAGTCCTCTATTAACTCACCATCTGCGCGTATGGATACACTCGCCCATCCAAAGGCAAGACGCCTGTCATCATCAGATTTTGTTATCTTGAAACGTCCTTTTAGAACCTCATTTTGTTTTTCAATTAGTTCAGAGAATTTTTTCACTTTATCCTTTCTGCCCCTTTCAAATATGAATATAAAAAAAGGACCTGTTCCCAAGTCCTTTATTTTTTCTGTTTCTTATAATCATCTAATTGTTTTCTGACTCTTTTTTTATAATCTTCGATGTCAAGGTATGTTTCAAAATGGAATAGAGGAAATGATTTCTCTATATCTAACTCCTTCCACTCTTTTCTCATTTCCAAAAGTTCCTCATCTGTACGTAAACGCTGCACCATGTTTTCCATGAAACAACCTCCTTATATGCTTCATACAAATCTTTCAACATTCCCTTAAAACCCTTTCTAGTTGGCAGTATTTATCAATTATCTCTCCCAATAACAGATATCAGCAACTTGCTTTCTCATAATCAATTAACAGTTTTCTAATTGCCTCCTTATAACCACTCGTCCCATTGTATTCATCATAATTGAAAGGCGGAAAAGGCTCCTCAATTTCAAGTTCTTTCCATCTTTTTCTCATATCCTGCAATTCCTTATCTGTTTTCAAAAAATTCATTATACCAGACTTTTCCATGCTATAATCTCCTTATATGCTTCATACAATTCCTTTAATATTCCATCAAATTCTTTTCTGATTGCAGATTCACTCATATCAATACATGTTATGTTCGCAAATACTTCTAACGAACGCTTATAATCAGATGCCAAATATTCTGGAGTATGTCCAATAAAAAGCATACCATTCGCTTTTCCTCTTGTCAATGAACTTATCAAATCATTAAATGCAAAATCACTACCATAATCATCGTTCTGTAACAATTTTTCTAAACCATCTAAATTTGATATTATTAATGATTCCGTATTATCCATTGCCCGCCGAAAATTTTCATTTTCCCAAGAATGAAGAAATAAATAATCTACTCTATGAGCATTTTCATGTGTTAATGCAAATCTCATATCATAATCATTTGCATTTTCTGCATATGGATTATATAAGATAACATCCCTGTCGCTATTGTATACAAATGGCAAATTCAGTGTTTCATTCTTTTCATATTTAACTTCATCATGACTCATAAGCAATCTTATACTCATAGCCTCATCACCATTTGTATTAATAAGACTACTATCATAATCATCTATTGAAGCATCTATCCACTCATCTCCGGTTCTCATAGGACTTTCTATTAATTCACTATGATTTTCCACCTCAATATACTCCACGGCACAAGCACACCGCGGGTGCGCGGGTGGCAGCAGATCTTGTCCTGGAAATAACATTCTGCCTTTAAACGGAAAACTTTTGTCCATTTCAATTTCTATACCTTCAAGTGCCTGACATGTGCTGCATACCCTGTCATCTCCTGATGTGCTCCATCTCTTTTTTACTGTTCCAAGATAGCCCTGTTGTTGTGCCTGCCGTATTCCTTCATCTGCTCCTCTGTTATATGCAAATGCACTTTCTGTCTGCGCTATAGTCATAGCTCTCTGACGGTGTTTCTTCTCTGCATATTTGCAGGTTGCATCAAGCGCTTTTCTCTGCATATTTTCTGGCTTCATTCGTGGGTGCTCTTTTTTAAGATTCTCTATAATACTGTCATAAAGTTTAGCTGCTGCCTGTGCATCACCTTTTGTCAAGCCAATACAAGGGCGGATAAGTCTGGATAGTTCATCAACAGTATGCCCCTCTTTCATCTTCTTTGCCAACAGAATAGAGATAGCTTCTTTCTGTTCACTTGTACAGGCTGTAACCAATTGCGCCCCTCGTGTCTGAATCCACTTTAACATGCCTGGTGTCTGTGTGTTAAATACAAATGTTTTGTCATCTAAAATAGGCTGTCCTGATGCACCAGCAATGATTGCATTTGTCCATAAACCTTTCAACCTGCCTGAAATTAATTTGGAATAGTCCTGTCTCCATAATTCTATGGCTTCTTTACTTAATGTTCCATCTAGTACAGCCTGCCGCAACTCCTGATAAGTAATTGCATTCTGCTGATCTTCCCAAAAGCCGCAAAGAATCTGTACTGGTTCCTCACAATTATTTTCAAGGTATTCTTCAAGGCGCTCCAAAACTTCCTGGCTGTTAGCTGTCTTTACTTTCTGTACTCGTTTTGGAGGAATGATTCGTAATCCCATGTGCTGCTTTTCCTTTCTGTTCTGGCTGCTTTTTTGAAGCTGTGCAGCATACTTTATATGTTAAAATATCAGTTACCTTCCTAATCGTTTTTTAGCTTCTTCCACCTTATTATCTTGTATTTCCTCATCAGGTTCGGTACCCGCGGCTGTTTTTGGCTCTGGCGGCTGGTTCTGCTCCTGCTGTTCCTGCCTTGTTCGGTCAATCTCCCTGACATCAGAATAAGTTCTATCTGGAAGATGTCCGACCTGTCGAATGTAATCTTCTAATCCATCATCAGGTATCAAAACGCCAATTCCAGTCATGTCTTTTATAAATGCTGCGACCTTTGTAATATCTGCATCTTCTATATCTCCATGTGTCATTTTGGGATATTCTGTAATGCCAGAAAAATACTGACCGTTAATGTCAATCAATGATGGTATGCCCTGGCTGTTAAATGTCTCACAGATAATATCCAGAAACGCTCCTATAGCAACAGCAAAAAGCTCTGTTTTATCAGAACTCAATGCCCAGCTACCTGTCTTGTCATGCCCCAGAAAAATGAAATCTGCCAATACTGTCATAGCGATTCTGGTATCATAACGATTTACAATCGCATTGGTGTCAAATTGTCGCGTTCCACCAGAACTTAGTAATTCCAACTTATAACCAAACGGAAGGACAACTCCCTCCATTTCGTCCCTGCGAATATTTCTGACCATACTTTCAAGTCCAGCTAGTATATCAGCATTTTCTGGCATGTTTTTGTCCCATAAATCTACACCGTCTGGTCCATATAGCACTGGAAGTCCTGCCAAATCTCGCTCAATACCAATTCCTTCTATCTCTTGGATTCTCCGCTTGAAGTACCATGACCGATAGGCATTTCTAAGAATACTCCTTCCTTCTGGATTGTTCTTACGACTTTTTGTCCGAAAGAGCAGCGCCTTCTCCATAGGAATTGTAAATGTTCCAAAATCTGGGGGCGGCATCTGTGTCATTCCAAGCAGATTATCCTCATTGTCATATTCCCACTGATAAAGAGTTTCCTGCGCCCGGATAGGAAGCTTCTTCCATCCAATTAGCCCATCGCTATACTTGCTCTTTGTGCGAGAATCCCTTGTATTTCCCATACGCCTCTTATATACGATCTCATGAAAGCTCCAACCAAATGTCAAAAATTATAAGATCTCTGATATTGTATCGGTCCATGTCTCCTGCATATCCTCCATACAGCTTCTAACAAATTGAGCTGCCTCTTTATCCTTGGCTGAGTCTCCACCCGGATCCACATTCCAAGCACATTGTCTTACTAACATCTCTATGGAAAATAGAATCGCGCCCACCACATCATCATTTTCAGACATCTCTCGGTAAACCTCGATTCCTTTTTTCCCTCTTAGCTCATGAAGAAATTCTTCATAAATAATTCCACCATACCGCCGCTGCCCTATCCGTCCAATCTCTTTACTGCCAGACATCTATTCTCACCTCCCTTATTTTCCTTGCCAGTAACTGGAACGATTCAACCTTCCAATCGCCTCTTTATTAGGAGCACTCCCTGTATATCTCTTCACTTTTCCAAGATAAACAGAAAGCGCTGCGGCATCTGCTCT